CGAGATTCTGCCGCTTGCAGATCTTCGTCCTGACATCCTTGACAAGGTGGATATCGACAAGTACGTGGATGTAGTGGCGGAAGCCGGAAGCGTCAACCAGCGCGTGATACGCAAGGACGATGATGTCAAGAAAATTCGCGATGCACGGGCACAGCTTCAGATGCAGATGGCTCAACAGCAGATGCAACTAGAGGCCGCCAAGACCGGAGCCGATGTGTACGCCAAGGGAAGCAAGGCCCCAGAGGCTGGTTCAGCTACCGCGCAGATGCAGAAATAGGTTGCATATGCAACACGTTATGGTATACTAGGAGCAGATATGACGACAGAACAGCAAGAGGCGTTGAAAAGCAGACAGACATGGCAGACCGTGTTCGGTACTCCAGAAGGTGAATCGGTGCTTGCCGAGATGCTGAACAACCTCGGATACTTCTCAGCAGACCCAGACATGATCACCCCGAAATTGACCGCGTTCGCCAATTGGATGCTGGCCAAGATTGGCATAATCACCATTGAGAACCTACCACGCTACATCAAAGCCGTGGTGGCATCCAAAAGCACGGACGACATTCACGCATGGATTAATGAGAAAGACCCGCTGAAGCATCAGTGGGAGTTTGACAAATAGGAGGACAGTTTGAATAGGGATTTACGGATATTCTACGAAGGTGAAGGCGATCAGGCAGGAGCATGGGAAGCACCGAAGTTTTTCTCACAGGTGGAGCCGACCAAGCGCGACAGCGAGGATTATAAAAAGTACGTGGGAAAGCACAAGACCATCACTGAAGTCGGTGACGACCTCATAGCTACCCATAAGCGCATGGAGAATGCCATTGAGATTCCGGGCGAAGGCGCAACCGAGGAACAGGTGAGGGCGTTCTACGACAAGATGGGCGTTCCCAAAGACCATAAGGACTACGAGCTGGACACCAAGGGACTGCCGGAAACCGAGGGCAAGCAACTAGAGGCCATGTTCCGCGAGAACGCGCTCAAAAGCGGACTCACCAAGACCCAAGCCAAAAAGCAATGGGACATGATAAGTGGTATCATCAAGGCGGGAACCGATGGACAGAAGGCACAAGCGGAAGCGCAAAAACAGACCTTCCCGGCACGGCTTGCTTCGGCACTAGAGAAGGAGTATCCAGAAAAAAACGCGCGTGACGAGGTTGCTACCGAATCAATCAACCTGTACAACGCCTTTGCAGAGCGCACCGGGCTTGCCAAGACGCTCGAGGCAAAGGGACTGCATCTTGACCCCGCTATCGTGCTGGCAATCGCCAAGGACGAGCGCGACAAAGGCCCGGGTGGACTGGTGAACGGAAAGCAGAACAAGACAGACCCCAAGACCATCGGAACCATGGGTGATTATTCCGAGGATTTCATGCGTCTGGTGAACAGCAGAAAATAACGCTATTGTTTAGGTGATAGCGTTGTGTTATGATACAAACAACCTCGTTGAGGTTGATATTACACGCTGGAACGACCGAGAATAGACCAGTGAAAGGGCATAGCGAAACCGAGTAGGGAGTAACCCGAGTGCAACGGAGTTGGGGACAGGACGGATACGGGAGCCAGCACGAAAAGGATTAAGCTATGTCTACATTGACCACATACGCCAACATGACCTTGGCAGAGGCCATAAAACGGGCTGGATACGACTCAGCGGCAAATGTCATTGGCGAACTTATGAAGAAGCACGACTTCATGGCCGCCTGTCCTTGGATGCCAGCATCCGATGGAATCTTCCATAAATACCTTCAGGCAACCAGACTCGGGACTGGATCGTTTGGAACCGCAAACGCACCTGTTGGAAAAATCTCATCGACTACCGACGAAGCGACCGAACCAATCAAAATCTACGAGGGCGATTCTGCAATCGACAGGCGCATCGTGGATACCGCGAAAGACCCCGTGAAGGTACGCGACTCCGAGGACGCGCTCAATCTTGAGGGCTTCATGCAGGGTTGGGAATACCAGCTCATGTATTGCAACGACACCACTACCCCAGCAGGATTCAGGGGACTTGCACAGCGCAGAGCCTCTTTGAACACCTATTGCGTAGGTGGTAGCGGAACCGGAAGCGACCTCACTTCCTTGTGGCTGTTCGAGTTTGGCCCAACCGGATTCAACCTTAGATACAGCGATCAGGGAATGCCGGGAATCAAGAACGAGGATTTGGGACTGCATAGCCTGACCGCCCCGACTGGAAGCGGAAACTATTGGGCATACGTACGGCACTATCAGATTCTCGCCGCCATGGAACTTCGTGACCAACGGGCGATGCTCAGATACGCCAACATCGAGACCGCAGGGACTTCCAACACGTTCAGCTCAACCACGTTCATCAAGTTTAAGAATGTGCTACCGAACGCCGGACGCAATGCTGTTGGATTCTGCAACCGCACCCTCAAGGGGCAAATAGAGGCCGCCGCGTACGATAAGAGCAACGCCGCCTACTCACTGGCAGATATCGAGGGCTTCGGTCCCGTGGCGAGAGTGGCATCGGTTCCCATCCTCATGTGGGAATCCATCGTAGACACCGAAACCGCGTTGACCGCGTAAGGAGAAAGACATGAAAGACGGACTTTTGGATTTTGGATCTATGACCCTTGCAACCAAGACCACAGCGGTCTACAGCCAAGCATTGGACTTCGGGGCATTCTCGGCATACACAAACCACACTACAGGCATGGACAAGCCCATGGACTTGGTGGTGCTTGCCGCCACTGACTTCAACGCCGCTGACACCGTTGCCATTACGATTCAAGACAGCGCTGACGATAGTACCTTTGCTGACCTCATCAGTGGACCCACTGTCGCCGCACCGACCATCGCCAGCAAGATCGGCAACCTTCAGCTTCCAGCCCAGCACCGCCGGTATGTGCGCATCAAGGCGTACCCAAACTCGAGCGGAACGCTGACCGAAACCATCATCACCGCGTTTTTGGAACCCGGCGCGAACAAGACCGTGTAACATCACTGGCAGGGGGCAACACCCCTGCCTTCCTTTGGAGTGGAAATGAAATACCTGTGCAACAGAAGCGTATTTGAATCGAACACCGCCAAGACCTACACCGAGGGACAGGAATACGACCTGTCGTCAAAGGATATCGAGATTCTTACCAAGGTGCATGTCATTGATTTCTTTACCAGCACGGAACCGAAGAAAAAGGGGGCGTAAATGCCACTTCTCATGCAGAACCAGTGGGTATCCATCGCGAACCGCGCTCTTGCCAGAATCGGCACACAGTCGATATCCTCATTGGATGAAGGCTCAACAGCTTCCCTGTACTGCTCTAAGCTCCTACCGGAAGCGGTGCAGAGCGTGTACGGACAGTATGATTGGAGAAGTGCGAGAAAGCGCATCCAATTGGCTCCATTGGAAACAGACCCCATCTACGAATGGGACTACGCCTTCCAGCTACCCAGCGACTTCGCACGGCTGATATCGGTGGACACCGAGAACGAGTACAGCTTGGAAGGACAGACAATTTTAAGCAACGATGAGGATCTATACATTACCTACATAGCGTATCCCATCGAGGCGACATTCATACCCGGGTACATCTCGCACCTGCTCGTGACCTTCCTTGCTTTCCTGCTGTCAACGCCAATGTCAAGCAACGAGAGCATGGCGCAACGGCTCTTGGGAGAGTACCAGATAGCATTGGAACGAGCGAAGATAGACGACAACGCAGGGGTGTACCAAACACCCGCTGAATCGTTCTACGAGGACTTGCGATGAACTACACCGTCATACAGAACAACTTCATCAGTGGTGAGATATCTCCGTTGATGGAGGGCAACGTATCCAGCGCGCGCTACCAGACGGGATTATCCGAATGCTGGAACTTCCTTCCCATACGCCAAGGTGGACTCAAGCGCAGGCCGGGAACACGCTATGCGGGTATCACCAAGACCAGCAAGAAGGCCGTGTTCATCCCCTACCTGTCCAGCACAGGCGAGTATTTCATGCTTGAGTTCACCGACAAGCTTATCCGTATCTGGGATAGCACGTACGCATTGGTGCTAGACGGAGCAAGCCCAGAGGAACTAGTGAGCGTGTATCTAGAGGCCGAATTGTACGACATAAAATATGCATCGGTGTCCGGCAACATGTATCTGGTGCATAAAAACCACCCTGTATATCTGCTGAAAGTCGCATCAGGTACATGGACAATCACCTCAGTGATATTCGCAGGCGACATCGACTTTACCAGCACCGATATCCCATCCTGCATCGCCATCATGGGAGGGCGACTGTACCTTGGTGGAACAGCATCGAAACCAAACGCGATATACGCTTCACGTACCCTTTCATTCGATGGTACATGGGACGACTATATTAACTTCACGTTTTCAGAGGTTGACGGAACCGTACTTGCCACCCATGCGATATACCTTCAGGAAACAGACCTATTCGGTAGCAAGCTCAACTGGCTCATAGCCCTCAACAGACTCGTAGCAGGCACGGGACGCTCGATATGGATGGATAGTGGTGACATCCCAACCCCTGCCACATTCGACATGTCACCTACGCTCTACACGGGAACCAGTGCCCTACAGGCGCAGGCTATGGACAATCTGATAGTATATGCCGGAATCGGCGGGAAGTCACTCCACGCCATTGCCTACAGCGACTCAGCGCAGGGATTCATGGACATCGACCTATCCAAGGACGCATCGCACATGCTTTCAAGCGGCATTGTGTCATTCGCCATCATGGCATATCCAGACCCTATCATTTGGGTGGTGTGCGCTGACGGCGTTCTACGGAGCTGTACCATCGACTTGCAAAACGGAGTCGTTGCTTGGGCAATCCATCACATGGGCGAAGGAGCAGTGGTTGAATCGGTGGCTATCGGACGAAGCACCGAGGATATCCTCTGGCTGTCTGTCAAGCGTGGCTCCATCAGAACGGTAGAGTACATGACCATGATATTCATAGACAGCATCTCAGATGCTTGGTACGTGGATTGCGCGATCAACATCACCCACGATGCTTGGGCTGACGATGAGGACTATACCGCAGATGATTTGATATCCCATATCACCTACGACACCAACGGCTATGTGGTGACCCGGGGAACGTACAAATGCCTTGCCACACATACCTCGGTTGCCGCTGACGATGAACCGGAAGTCGGTACGGACTGGCTCACCAAATGGGAGAAGCAGTACACCGTCACAGGCTTATCGCATTTGGAAGGCTACACGGTTGACGCACTTGCAGATAACTCCATAATATCCGAAGAAATTGTCGCAAGCGGTGCGGTAACTTATGACAGAAGTGTTGCTGATATCACGGTCGGTATTCCGATATACTCACGCTTCAGGATACTTAGACCGGAACTACCAGCGAACGGCACATCGCAAGGCAAGAACAGGCAGGTCGAGAAACAGACCATCCGTTTCTACGAGAGCCTTGGTGGACAAGTGGGAACAGACCTTGACAATCTACGGCCAATTATCGAGATGCGCGGAGGCTCGTATGTGTTTGGACAACCGATACCATTGGTGACAGGCGACAGGAACACCGATATACCATCATACATCACCAATGACGGACGGGTGTATATCGTGGCAGACAGACCGTTGCCGTTCAATGTGCTTGCCGTCATGACGCGGTATAAAGTGATGGAGGCGTAACATGGGATGGTTGATCGCATCGGCTTTGATAGCAGGGGCAGGACTGGTTTGGAATGTATTTTCAGGCTCCAAGCAACAGGATATCAACCAAGAAGGCTTGGACTTACAGAAGAAGGAAGCCTACGGAAACGCAACCTCCACGCTGTTAAGCCTTCAGCAACAGCAGGAGAACATCGGCAACACCATTGCGGCAACCGAAGGACAGGTATCAGAGTACGAGCAGTTCATGGAACGCTACCCAGCCTACGAACAACTACAAAAAGAAAGCGCGTTATTGGAAGGAAAACAACAGTTCCAGCAATTGGCTGAGAATTTCGCGATATCCGAGGTCATGGCATCGGCCCGTGGCACGAAAGGCTCTTCATCGCTCGTTTCCAAGCAGAAGCAATCGGATATCAAGACCATGTTCGGTGAGGATATGACGGTGGACGCATTCGGTGGAATCTTTGGACAGAAACTATCAGAACTTTCACTTGACTTGACCGCTCAGAAAACACAGGCAACAGGGCAGATAGGCATTCTCAACACTTCCCTTGCATCTTTAAGAACATCACACGCAGGATACACCCCGCAGATACAGACCCAACAATCGCTCGTAGACCAACTGAAAAGGGAGGCCGGGCTGTGAAAATACCGAGTCTTGATTATTCCCCGCTGTTCACAGCCACCAACGCCAAATTCGGAGTGAAGCAGGCAGAGGTAAGCGCACAGCAGAGCCAGCTTATCCCAGAGTCGTTCAAGCTTCAGCAACAGCAACTCGACCTAAATAAAGCCAACCTGATCGCAGGTACGGTATTGGACGCGGCGAAGCTTGGATTGAACGTGGCGCAGACTTTCAGCGACATCAAAGACCAAGCGGATTTGGAGAAGGCAAAGACCAATCTTCTTACCACCGGAAGCCAGTACAACGAAATGGCGATGGAAGCGATTCTCAACAACACAACCAGCGTGTCATTCGAGGATGGAAAGGCAGACATCCAGCTTTCGCCAGAACTCAAGGAATACCAGGCATCAAAGCTTGCTGAGATAGACGCATCTAAAAAATCCAAGGTAGTCAAGGATTACGAGAAGCAACAACTTCAGAACATTTTCGCATCCAGTGATTCAAACGTCCTAAAAAATGCCGCAGAGAAATACCTAGCCGACACCAACGCCTCATTCGAGATGAACGCCGAGATATCAGTTGCCAACGACATCAAGGCCGGAACTGGATACGCCAACGGCGAGGCGCTTATCAATTCCCGTTCAGACCTCTCAACAGCCCAAAAGCAAGTCGCGCTGTACAACTACCAGAAGCAGGTCGACTACGGCAGGGCCGATGCAATGGCGACCACGCTTGCTAAGAGTGAGGGTATCGGCAAGGCTTTGGAGTACGCTCAAAGCATAGAGGGCATGACTCAAACGCAGGTGCAGACCATCGTATCCAATGCGTCCAAGGCATCGCAGACCGCCACCATCGCGGCGCAGACCAACGCGCAGAACGCCATGTCAACCGGACTTGAGGCTGGGCAGGTTCCATCGGCACTGTATCAGCAGATAGAGCAGGCGACCAAGTCAATGCCTATCGACCGTAGGCAGGCGGCTATGGACGCGGCTAGGGCATCGCACATCGAATGGGCGAACAATCTCACCACCGAGAACTGGGAATCGGATAGCAAGCTTTCCTACGACAACCTCAAGGCACAGCGGGAATCGATCGCCAGCGGAGAACGCTCGTACATCTACGAAGGCATAGCATCCACCAAGGCGCAGGTGCTTTCCACCTACGACAAGACATTGAGCGATATGAGCGTGGCAGGAACCAAGGCATACTCGCAGGAAGTCACGGACAACATCAACTCGATAGTCGCAGGCGCGAAGCTTGGCAAGATTACCGGAATAGAGGCGATCACCGCGATATCTGGCTACACCAAGGATAACCCGACCGCGACCATCAAGGCGATAGACGACATCGTATCCGATGCAATCCACGCGAATCTCAAACCGTACACCAATGACTTCATCAATACGACACTTCCCAACATCATGCTCGACAAGTATAAGAAATCCAAGATATCCGACCTCACGACAGAACAGCAACAGAGCATCCTAGACGCGCAGATGTTCGCCGCAGGGCAGTTTGTAGACCTAGCGTTGCAAAGCGAGGGTGTGAGTCCAGCGATTTTCCGCGAGAGCATGAACAACATCATACGGCTATACACCTCAAAGGAAATGGATGTCATCTCCACCGCAACCGTTATGGAAACCACCGCAGGCACGTTTGACTCGGCTATGAAGCAACTGGACACCTTTGGCACGGTAGACCCCGTATACATCGACTACAAAGGAAACCAGACATGGGCCAATCCCGCGATGGAGGCGACATTCGATCAAGCGTCATTGGCTATCAGTATGGAACTTGGAAAACGTGGCATAGACGTTACCGCATACATGCCCATGCCGATATTCGACAACGCAGGGAATCCCGTGGACGCGATTGCAAAACCCGTGTTCCAAGCAAAGGACGGATACTACACATTCGAGGGCAAGAACCTCATGACCAGCTCTGATTTGGTGAACTGGCAGTACGCGCCCAAGGAACTGCAGACCCCTGATAAAAAGCCCGTACCAATCGGACAAGACCCCATCACACAACAGCCACTTGCACCCGAAGTTGCGCAGACATTCGGCACTGGTGGATTCGGGCCTACTCCACAGCAAATGAAGGTAGTACAGCCTAAAACAGCACCACCAGAAGCAAACCAGTTTACCGTTGATGAAGTCGCTACCAGACCGATGGATACAAGCCGTACACTTACCGAGCAGACTTCGCAAAGCTATATGCAGGACAGCGTGAAGCGCAATCTGGCCAGCGAGGTCAAGTCCATCATGGCAAGCGGTATCGACCTCACCAGCCGTTCCGAGATAGCCAGCGAGATATTGCAGTCCGAGCTACCCGTGGAGAACATGCAGGAAGCGAATGTGGTTGCCAATGCGATCATCATAGAGAACGCGAAAACCTTCAACGCTCCCAAGCCTACCGTCACTGACGATGGAGCCGGACAGCGCATACCTTCCCCAAGGGAGCGCAAACTAGGAGCGACAACCCCGGGTACTGTCCAAGGAACCAGATCGCAGATTGCAGAGTCCGCGAAGCAGGCTGAAGCCGAGATAGCGCAGGCGGTAGAGGATATCGGACAGAAGCGCGTTGACGAGCTCGTACAGATGATAGTCGAGGAGCAGACACCATTCGAGCAACAGAAGCTCAACTGGAAACCCATAGACATCGAGGCGTTAAAAAAGAGTGACCAGACCTTTGTGAATGTGGTACAATCAGTCAAGCGACCAAATGTAGGGAGGAAGGATTGACCTTGCCAAGCGCGACACTGAACCCAGCCGAGCCACAGAAGCTAGCAGCCCCGAATATGAACGTAGCATGGGATTATTCCATGCCAGTCACAGAATCCGAGTACGGGCCGATATCCAATGCCATCCAATCGAATCCAGAGGAAGAACCCTATAGGTACGCTTCCGCGTTGCGTTTCAGCAAGGAATACGGCTTGAGCATGGAAAACGCCATGGTGAGGCTTGACGAGCTTACCCAGTGGCAGACAGGAAAGGTGTTCACCCCCACCAAGACCACATGGAAGTCAATAGTTGACTCCATCGAGATTGGAAAGCTTCAACCTGTCATAGCCGAGGCGCAACGGCAGTTCAAGTACGCCGAGCTTGCAGGACAGGACACGAGCGCGATAGAGGCGCAAATCCAGCAGTACGAGCAGACCATGGCGCAACTCGGTGACAGCACGCCGCGAAGCCTTGTGACACAGGCTATCAAGTTCGGTGCGGAGTCATTGCCATACACCTTGAATATCGCGCTTAAGGGAGCATCCAAGGGAATGCTGGCAGGACTCGGAGCCGCAGGAGTCGCCGCGCTTGCAGGAGTCGCAACAGCAGGGGCATTGCCTGTATCAATCGCCACTTCCATCATAGCGGTTGCCACAGCCGCAGGTACAGCGTTCTCATTCGAGGAAGCGTTCAAGACCATGGAGGGTGGTGAATACTACCGTCTGCGCAAGAATGGCGTTCCCGTGGACAAAGCACTCGCGGTGTCTAATATCTCATCTTGGGTACAGGCTGGAATCGAGATATCCTTAGGTACGGTCGCTTCCAAGTTCGGACTATCGACCAACACGCTTACTTCAAAAGTATTGGCAAAGCTTGCGATCAGCGGAAAGTGGGGTGCGGCTGGTGCATTCGTTGCCAACCTCACTGGACAAGCACTTGAGGAAGGAGCCGAAGAAGCCGCGCAGAGCATTTCCAGTTGGGTAGCTGATATCGCCGCCGCCGAGCTAGCCGATGTGCAAGCACCTGAAAGAACCATGTCAGTAGTCAAGGAAGCGATGCTTTCAGCGAAGGGAGGCTTTCTTGCAGGTCTTATCCTTGGTGGTGCTGGAACCGCTATGCACACTATCAGCGATGCACGTACCATGGGAGCCATTAAATCAGACGCGCAGACCATGGAGAGCAAGGAGGCGTTTTCCGAGAAGTACAGCGAGGCCATGCCGGAAGGAATGAACCAAGAGGAATGGAAGGAAACCATCTCGCAGCTTTGGAAAGAAAACCGTCCAGCAGAGGAACAGGCAGTCAAGGAAATCGACATCACTTCCGAGGCCACAGGCGATATCCGCAAGCTATCATCGGGTAGGCTGTACGCAAGGGAATCAACCGAGGTCGACATTTTACCAGACGGAAGCGAGGCGCGTTCCTTGCTTATCGGAGATCCACTCACAGGCGACAGATACGGAAACATCACCTACACATTCAAAGACAACACAATAGACATAGACGAAGTGCGGTTCGGCACGGATTACCAGACTTCCGCAAAAGACGCGGTGCTGGAATTGGCACGGCAGAACCCCGGGGTGGAGATTACCTGGAATCCGGAAACAGATAACCTCATGGCGGTGAAGGAAGCGATCATCACCGAGCAAGGCTCACTGAATCCGTTCCAAGCTGGTCGTGTGGAAAGCGTGGACGCACGTATGAAGCTCGAATCGCAGATAGCCAAGGCCATGCCGAAACTGGACGCTCCCCAGCGCATCGCCGCCTCATTGCTGTTGGATATGAGGGCAAACGCCAAGGGGCAGACACTTGAGCAGTACATGGACGCTCAATTCGGTAACGAGGTGTTTGGGGGAACCATCAAAGGCAAGCGTGGTGGTATCGAATTTAAGCAGACAGAGCAAGGTGTAAAAGCCCTCATCTACGCAGGCAAAAACGCAGACTTCTCCACATTTACCCACGAGGCGTTCCACCTGTTCCGGCGCGAGATGTCACAGTCCGATAAATTGGCCTCAGCCCTCACAGAAGCCTCCAAGAGCAAGGAGTTCGCGCAGTACGTACAGCAGAACCAAAAGCTGTTGAAACTCTCACCAAAGCAGGCTACGGCGATTGTAGCGTCCTTTGGTAAGGAATGGACGCGAGCGCAGGAAGAACTATCCGCGCAGTTATGGGAGCTGTACCTCAAGGAAGGCAAAGCACCGACTTCCAAGCTAGAGGCGTTTTTTGAGAAGTTCGCGCAATGGTTTGGGAAAATCTACCGAGGGCTGACAGGGCGCGTACAGCTCGACAGCAGAATCCGCGAAGTTTTTGATTCCCTTATCGACAGCGACAGCCCATTGGCGCAAGAGGCACGGCAGGCGCAACAGCAGGAGTTGACGACAAGCGCCACCATATTCCAAACAGACGCGTATCACGGAAGCCCTTACACGTTCGATAGATTCTCCACCGAACATATTGGAACAGGCGAAGGACAGCAGGCTTATGGGTGGGGTTTATATTTTACCGATCTAGAGGAAGTTGCGCGATGGTATGCCACAGAATACGCTAGACCAACTCTTAGAAAGGACGGAACAGAATTATCTGATGAACAGCGTCAAACACTAATTAATGATATGGCTATTGATTTAGCTAAAGAACGCTATTACGATTCAGCATGGGAAAGCCTTTTCAGCAACGTATGGGAAAACGATAACCATGATTTGTGGGGCATACTTAAATTAAGTAAAGATGAGTACCTTGCAAGAGCTGAAAGCGAAGATGAAGCACGGTCTGATTTTGACAGCGATTTATCCAGCAAATCAAATACAAAAGAATTTATAAAGTATCTTGATGAAGAAATAGCTAACTACGCAAAATATGAAGCTGTTGATGAAGTGGAAACCGCGTTGAGAGGTTATCTTTCTGGTCTTGAATTATTAACACCGCAGATGAAAGAATATTTTGACAGGAATGGAATAGAAATATATTCCAACAGGAATCTCTACAACGTGTCCATTAATAAAGATCGCGAAGATTTATTCATGGATTGGAATAAGCCGTTATCAGAAGAGGTTAAGAATAAGCTTAGAGAACCTATGAAAACGCTTACTTATCCAAAAAGTGAGTACGAAACATATGGAGTTAGCGATATATCAGAACTTGTGGACAGCATACTTAACAAATCCAATGGTGCAATGCTTTATGCAGACCTTGCAGATATTACTAATGACCAAAGCGGAAAAAAAGCCTCAATATTTTTAATGAATGCCGGAATTGATGGTAATCGTTATCCAGCAGTATCTCACGGAACAGGTGATGGTTCAAAGGGATACAACTACGTAGTGTTCGATGAGAACAAAATAACCATCGAGAATAGCATCCTTTTCCAAGACGACATCATCACCGAAGCTTCCCAATTCTCCACATGGGAGGACTTCAAAGACGGATACAGCTCATTCCTAGAGGCGATGTACGGCGAAGTTCCCGACATGGACGATGATTGGTATCGCAATACATGGGAGCAAGCAAACCCACAGGGCAATGATGAGCTGATGGACGACCGTTTTGTGCAGAGCATGAACTCCGATGGGCTGTTGCCATTCCTCAAGGAAATGGGGCGAATCCTGACCGAGCGCGTGGAGGCTCCTGACGATCAGGATATGGCCGACTACAACGAGCGCATGGCTGATTTGAAGTTCCGCATCCAGAAGGCTTCCCCGACCATCGTATCCAACGCCATCGGCTCAATCTCCAAAACTCTGAAACCGACCGAGTTGAAAAAGATACGCACCACCATCGCCAACGCCTCAAGGCTTTACCGTGACCTGTACGCCGATGTCATGTCAAATCCTGAGATGAAGCCTATCGTGCTTGACGAGTTCCTGCCATCCATCACCGAACCTGAGTTTGAGGCTGTTGAGCGTATCTCCATCGCAGACCGCATCCGGCTCTCAGAGCGCATAGAGGCGAAAGCTTTGAAGGAAAAGCTGTTGTCGGGTGAGGAACTGTTCGATGGTGACGCTGAGAAGATTGTGCGCCAGATGGACACCGAGATAAAACAGACCAAGGAAGAGATAGCCAAACTCCAAGCCGAGTACAAGGAAGCGCGTATATCTTTGTCCGAATCAGACCGCCGAGGCATCGACCTACAGGAGCAGATAGACGATGCACGTAAGGCGTTGACCAAGGCGCAGAAGAATATCCAGAAGCGAATCGCTAAGAATCAGGAAGTATCCAAGACCCTCATAGACGAGCGCAAATCGCTCTCAGAGCAGGTAAAAACGCTCATGGCTGAGTTTAACCAGCTATCCAAGTCTAATCGCACCATCTCGGCAGAAAAGAAGCGCGAGGCGGTCAATAAAGCCACCGACACGCTGAAGGAAAAGCAGAAGGCGTTGTACGATGCACGGAAGGTACGTGAGTACAAGACCAAGCTTGCATCCAAGATAATGTCACCTGTGTCACAAGCTGTGGACTACAAGTACAAGCTTCCCATTTTGGCTATTCAAGCGACTCTTGACCCGAAGTTCAGGACAGGGAAAGTGAAGTACGGCGACAAGCTGGTACAGTTGGATGATATCAAGGCTATTGTGGAAACTGTAGGTGACTATGACATTTCGCAGACATTGCCAGCACGGATCGCCGATAGACTTTCCAAGCGTTCGCTAAACGAAATAACAGTCGCAGAGCTAGAGGAAATCGCTTCCCGTGTCGCTACACTCAGAAAGACCGGAAGATTGATTCAGCAGGCTCGTAGCGTGTTTCAGAGTGAATTGGCTAATTCCATGCGTTCCAGTATTGAGTCCACTCTCAGAGCAACTGGAAAGTTTATCCAGCCCCCACCGACCGGAACCGTGGAGGACGTAAAGCGCAAGCGTGGACTATTGGAGAAATCCCGTTCCATGCTGTACGCCACATGGAACATCGAACGCAAGGCGCAGATGCTGGACAATATGAAAAAAGGCATGGCGTATGACTTGCTCGTTGACCGACCGCGTGACGCATACCGCATGGAGAAAACCAACGTGAACCGCAGATACGAGGCGGTCATGCAGTCCATGAAAAACAGTGGCATCGAATTTGACGATGCATACAAGCAAGTGCAAGTCGGTGATAGTACATACACCAGAAGCGACCTTGCCATGTTCTATATGGGAGCGAAAAACGACCAATCACGTGCTGCTCTTGCATACGGGAACCTTGTGTCGCCAATTGAAAAAGAAACGCTCACCGATGGAGAGATACGGGAAACAGGAGATAATCGCCTAGCGGAAGTTCTAGAGGTCGCAGAGCGTGAATTAAGCAAAGAGATGCGCTTGGTTATGGACGCGATAGACAATGACTTCTCAAGCAACTTCGACAGGCTGAACACCGTGTCCATCCGAGAATTTAACATGCCAGTGAGCCGTGTCGACAACTATGTGCCTATCAGACGCATGGAGATGACAGGCGATGATTTGGCCGCCGCTGTCGCTGACGATATCCTGAACATGAACGCGGGAGCAATGCCTACCGGAATAGAGCGTGGCATAACCAAGGAGCGCGTGAACATAGCTCCACGCCACCAAAAACCGATGAAGCTGGATTTGCTTGGCACATGGCAGGAAGCGGTGGAGATGCAGGAGCATTTCATAGCCTACGCGGAACTCGGACGCGAGATGAACCGCGTGTTCAAAGGCCCGAACTCGGCTTCAATGCGCTCCACCATCGTAGGTACTTTCGGGAATGCGTTGCTTGACGATATAGACGATGCTATCAACGAATATGTAAACCCAAACTCATTCAAGCGTCTTGATCGCAACGGCAAGCTTATCAAAACCTTGCGCGGAAACTTGGGGGCCGCGTATCTTACATGGAAAACATCGAATATCATTCTACAGCTGATTACGTCCCCTATGCCATTTTTATCAGAAGTAAATCCTATCGAGCTTGCAAAAGCGTATTTTGATATCACCACCCATCCGATGGAAGTCATAAACCATGTGAACGAGCTTTCGATTGTTATGAAAGAACGGACGATGGACCCGATTGTGCAATTGCTTAAGGACGAGCAGGCGAAGTACAGCGGAGCGAAAATGCAGGCGTTCAGGAAATTCCAGGAGCTTGGCATGACAGGCTTGGTGCTTGCCGATAAATGGGCTGTCGCAGGTGGTTGGCTGGCAGTGTTCCGTAAGAACCTCAAGAAGTACGACACTGCTACAGTCGAGGCGGTGAAAGCTTCCGTAAAGGCCGCTGACGATGCGGTACTCAGAACACAGCCTTCAGGACGTGCGGAAGAACTAGCACCGCTATTCAAAAGTGGTGGTGAAGGCATGAAGATCCTTACGCAGTTCCAAGCCGCACTGAACATCATCTGGCAGAACACCACATTTGACATGAATCTGTTCGCCAAGCAAAAGCAGTACGCAAAGCTTATCGGGCAGGTGGTTGGGTATGTCATGGCAGGCGCGATACTTGGTGCGGTAGCGCAGGGATTCGATGATGACGATGAGGACGCGGACAAGATAAAAAAAATGCTGTACTATAGCTTCACCCAGTTCACCGACTCGGTTCCGCTTATCGGCTCATTGACCAATAATGTTGCGGAAAGCCTTATCACAGGTGATAAGCCATACGTATATCCATCATCTTTTTATCCTGCCACTACCGAACTGATGAAAGGTGTGATAGACTTGACACAGGCGAACTGGACATCGGCGGTGAAGAACCTTTCGGAAGGATTTGGCTATGCGACAGGGCTTCCCGTTTCGGGAACCAAACAGATATTCCGCGCGTTCGATGAAGGGGCAGAGGCCCTACTTGGGAGGATAGAGTGATCACAGACATCTCCAATGTAAAGCAGTACGACATAACCACCACCCCGGCGGCATCGTATGTTATACCGTTCCCGTACTTTTCCTACGCCGATATTGTGGCGACACTTTCTTTCGCTGACGGTTCCGAAGAAGTGCTTGTGTTGGATACCGACTACTCGCTGTCCATTCCCAGCACGACCGGAACGCTGACGAGAATCGGCACATGGACGGCTGATGCGACACGCATAACCATTGCCCGGGTAGCGGCATTCCTTAACGATGTGGACTTCTCCAATGGCTCCATGCTGGACGCTGAGGTGTTGGAAACGCTGTTCGACCGCATAGTAGGATATGTTCAGCAGATCGCGGAGAGCATCGCCAGAACCGTAACCATCCCCATCACGGACGATGCGGCAAGCTTGGTGCTACCAAACAAAGCCGACAGAGCGAACAAGGCTCTTGGATTCGATGAAAACGGTGATGCAATACCAAGTGCGACACCATTCCTTCCTATCACCACCTATATGACCAACATGCTTGCTGTTACAAACGAGTTGACCGCACAACTCCATCTGGAACTATTGCCGACAGGTACGGCCTCAGCTATCGCCACATTCATCAAGGAGGCTCTTGCTACCGCAGACTTACAGGCGTTCCAAAAGGCAATCGGGCTGATTCCTTCAGGAGCAACCACGGCTATCATAGTGGCGGTGCAGGACTTCCTGCAACTCGGAGGAACCGATGCGGCGACCGCAAACAGGGTGGTCACGCGCGATGCTTCAGGCCGCGCGAAATTCACCGCACCAAGTGCCGAGGGCGATGTGGCGTTGAAAAGCACAGTTACCGCACACAACGCGGTGGTGAATCCCCATGGCGCGGTATCGGCGGCTACCGCCGACAGATTGACTGTGCGTGACCCAAGTGGACGGGCGCAGGTTGCGGAGCCAAGTGTCGATGCAGATATCGCAACTAAAAAAACCGTTGCGGACGCTATCGCTGCAAAGACCGACCAAGAGTTGAAAACCACTAGCGCTGTTACCTTTGTCACAGTGGATACTGGAAACGGGGCATTAAAGCTGTACAAAAACTCACGTGAAGCACTTACACTTTCCCAATCCACAAATGGAAGCTCGACCATTTCCGCAATGGACGTGAACGAAACGCGCATGGTTTCCATATCGCACACGAATACCGATGGAGACAACCATGCATTCACGGTGATAACTCCAAGCGGTGGTACTTATGACATTGTGGCTTCAGGATCAAGTCTCGCAGGGGCTGTTGGTGGTTTGTATTCAGGTGGAACGACAATCATAAACACAACCATTTCAGAAGCCACGACCAATAAATATGGAATCGTAATCAGGAGGGTATCATGACATACGGAACGGTAATCATACGCGGAACCAACGACTATGTGGTGTTCGCAGACCCATATGAAAGAAGCTTAGGGTATCAGGTGGTTTCCAAGGAAGTCGACCCTAAAAATGCGTACGACATCGATGATGTGAAAGCGTATTGCACCGCACACCCCGAACACGTATTGCATGACTATCAGGAACGCCAGCTATCGCCAGCACAATACCGCAAAAAACTGTACGCAACTATGAGGTATAAACTCATTGGTGATGTATCCGCTGGACTTCCCGACCTTTCACGACCGTTTTTCGAGCACATGACCGTTGATGAGATGTCGGCAAAGGCCGTGCAGTACCTGGGGGACAATCAGGACATCGTAGTAGCATGTTTCGCTGGCAAGGCCGAGGCGAAAACCTATATCAGAAGTTTATTCTAGGAGGAACATATGACACCGAAAGTAGCATTGAACAACGCAAATCCAATCATGGATCCATTGGAGATTTGGGGCGAATCAACAGAGGACAAACCAACCGATGTACCGAACATGACTCGGTTCGTGGAGGGCGACACGGGCGACATCTATCTGTTGCTTGCCGCTGGGTGGACGAAAATCATAGAAGCGGCTTTCCCCGCTTTGGCATAAGGAGCGCATATGCTTGACGTGATATCTCTCGGAATCGCCACACAGGCGAAGAACATAGCCACCGCACTCACCTACGGCCCACAGGGAGTGTACGAAACACTTGTGGCGTTGGAAACTGACGATCCCGCGCATACCGGGGTGTACGTGGTCACCGCCGACAACAAGTGGTACTACTACGACACTGCGTTGACCGCATGGACTGCCGGAGGTGATTTTATCTCACCAGCAGGACTTGTCACCGAATGGCAGGAAACGCCAGACGATGCGCACTATCCAAGTGAAAAATTAGTGGATGATAGATTCAATGCCCTCGAGGACTCCCGCATCCACCGCTACGGCCTACGCATGAACAAATCGTCAGGCGCGTTTGAACGGCTCTACGATGCGGTTGGCAAGACCTTCCGCAGACAAATAGACACCATCGGCACACTGAGCGACTTCTCATCACTCTTCCCGTGGAAGGACATGAAAACCGTCAAGGTGGATGCTTCGCGCAACATCCTCTCGGTCATCGGCGATGCGAACTGGGCATCTCTGGACAATGACACGATGGTCATGATTCCTACGTGTTGGTCAAAGAAATGGGAGGATGCGACCTACGAGTACATGGTGGTTTCCGATGCACCGTTCGATGACTATCTCCCGATTGGCTTCATCAAACCAGATGGCTCGGTGAACCGATATCGGCTCATCGGTGCGGTGCATACGTCCAACGTGAGTACAAAGCCGTTTAGCAAAACTGCGGTCATGCCGAAGCACACCCATCCTTTGTACCACGCGACCACTGGCTTCCAAATCGATGCGACAAACAAGGGCACTGGCTGGTCAAATATTGATTCTCAGGCTTTCGAACTCGTAACACGGCTTATGTGCGTGGAAATCGGCAGTCACGATGTAAAAACGCTCATCGGTCAAGGCATCAACGGAATGTCAAATTCCTACTCTGCGCTGAATGTGTGTACAGTCGCCACGGGTCCAGCGAACACCTTCATCATGGCGAAAACCAGAAGCACGTTTTTCAAGGTCGGCATGATGGTGCAGATTGGCACTTCGTATACGACAAACGGACTTGCGGCAAACAGATACATCACCGAGATTGCAGAATACGATGGCACGAACGACACGATAACCGTTGATGGTGCTGTGTTCACCACCACGACATCAAGCACCATCGCCACATGGGGACAGCCGCTACCAGAGGCACAGCTACAGGCTCTCAAGAACGAGAGCGGCTATGTGTTGCAATTCGGCGCGGAAAACCTGAGCCATG